ACCGTACACTTCGACGTGGGCTTGCACCGAGTCCGAACCGTACTCAGCGATGATCTGCTCATAGACGTTCTTGTCTGTACCTTCGACTTGGCGTGAGTCGATGTTGCGGTTTTTCCAAAACTCCCGCTTGGAGTGGAACGCTTCGTAGAAATAACCCGAGTTGCGCCGTGGGTTGCTAAACGCCATCCAAAACCTGTTGGGCGTGTTCTCTGTAAAAAACCCAGATGTCACCGCCCAAATAGAATCATCAATACCGCTTGCTTCATCGAATATAACCATTACCCCGTCGTAGTTGTGAACCCCCGCGTAAGCGTCAGGATTCTCCGCCGACCACAGCCGTCCTTCAACACCCCAATACCGTGTGCCTTTTTTCAAATCACGCTCGACTAGCTCAGTCAACCATTTGGCTGGCATCACTCTAGTTGCCGACACTTCGAACCAATGGCTGTTGATTGACATACTGAGCCACTTAGTTATCTCCGCCCAGGTGACGCTGCGCAGCTGCGATTCCGAGTTAGCCGACACGATGACGGTTGCGCCTATTCTAGTAGATAACATCCAATGCTCTAGCCATGAGACTAGCGCCGACTTACCAATTCCACGCCCAGACGCTACCGCTTCTCGCAATACATCAAAGTCCAACTTGCCTTGGTTTTGCTTAATATGTTCGGCAATGTCTAGTAAGATTTCACGTTGCCACTTGCGTGGCCCTGTAAAATTCTCTAGCGGTGTACCCTGTTGCGCCCACGGATAGCAATACATCACAAACGCTAGCGGGTTGTCCTTGATCGCAGGACTCCACAGGCGTGACATTAACTCTTGTTCGTCTTGCGCTGAGTAGATGGTGGATTGCATTTATGCGACTTTTTGTTTTAGTTCAGGTTTCACGTGGAACGCTTCCTGATCATCTACTTGTTTGAACACGCCTTCGATGACGCGCTGTTGCGCTTGTTCGAGTGCGGCTGTGATCGAGATGCGTTGCTCAACATCTATCGACAGTTGTTGTTTAGCTACCCAGCCATGCTGGTGCTTGAGGATTTCTAGCGCAGCTTTAGCGTCGCCATCAGCAGCGGCTTTGTGCAGTATCGCTGATAACTCCATCTCACCATCGGCTTTGCCTTTTTGTTCAGCGTACTCGGCAATGGGATCTAGTTGCGTAAGCTGTCGGTATTCGGTAGGGCGCATCCCAGCAGCAAGGGCTAACGTGTCGCCTTTAAGTCCTAACTTGGCAGCATCGTATATGCGTTGCAATCTAGCCTCGGTAGCCTCTAGCTTGCGTGGCTCATACACCATAGGAATGAAAGTTATCAAACATTCGCATAGTGTATCAAAGTTTTGGGGATTTTATAAAAAAATAAAAAGTTTGCGCAAACGCTCCGCCGCCATAGGGCCGTTCGGCTCGGCCCTACCCCCCCCATGCAAAAATTAAATGCCCTATGGTTAGTAAGCCCTAACTAACCTGAGTGTAAGCCCTAACTAACATCTATGTAGGCATGGACTAACTTAGTGTTTGTCTCATGTTTGACAAACAAACAAAAACCAGACACATACAGACAAACATAATCTGTCGTGGATTATGTGGACATCGTGGACAAGGCATTTTAAATAGGGACTTATACAGTCTAGATAATGATTATGTGGGTTATGTGGACATTATGTTTTAAGGTTATCCACATTACCCACAGATTAAGGGAAAGGGAAAAGTGTGGACAAATGGACAATGTGGACATGGTGTTTTAAATCGCACGAATAGCTGTAGGAGTTATCGTGCATACAGCGATCCAGACACATTCCTATACATCAAAAATCAATCCCCAAGCATATAGACTTCATAATTACCCACATTACCCACAAACAAGGTTTTATATAGTTCTCAAACCCACTTCCCTCTACCCACATCAAACCCACATTTAGTCCACACATACCCACAAAAACAACAAAACCATGCACACACAACGATTTTTGTTACAATCAGAGCAGTAGCACAGCAGTAAAAATTCACTAATCTAAACTAAAGTAAAGAAAGGCAACAAATGCACAACATACTGTATTTAAGAAAGAACCATTGTTCACTCAATACGATAAAAGACCAGATTAAACTTAATCTGACACCAAGTGTCTACCATAAAACAAACCACGAAGTTATCTATCGTGGTCTTGATCTAGCAGAACGAATAGCTAGAAGAGCAGTTTTAGTAGACTTTGGAAAGATGTTTAACGATCTTAAAAAAGATGGTAGCTATGATTCAGCTATGGAAGTCTGTAGTTATTTAAATGGCACTAGATGGTTAAGATGTCTTAAAAGTTGGCACGACACTCTAAGCGAAAATTTTGATGGGTATTACTTTGAATGTAATGATTGTGGGCATTTGGATAGTGATAATGAAGCACACAATGTAGAAGATGATTATTCAGTCTGTTGTGATTGTAGACATAATTATTATTGGTCTGATCGTAATAATTACTATCAAAATGATAGGGATGACGAAGACGAATACGAAGATGATGATAGAGGGCATGAGAATATTGGTAGCTATCACTCATCTAAACGAAGACTAGGGCATATCCCATCCAGTTTTGATCAGCGAAGCCCTAGGGTTCTCTTAGGTCTGGAATTAGAGATGGAATGCAAGCATGAGGATTATGACAAGGATAGTAGGGCAGGACACTTGCTGGATGCCATTGGTAGCTATCGTGGGCAGACTTATGCATTATGCGAAGAGGATGGTTCTCTAGATGATGGGTTTGAGATGGTAACAGGGTATACAGGTCTGGATGTGCATAAAGAACAGCTACAGTTTTTCAAACATCTATTCAAGGGTATGGCATCCCACAATACAGACACATGTGGTCTGCATGTGCATATTTGTAAGTCTAATATGTCTACCCTGCATGGTGCGAAGATGGTATTTTTTATCAATGATACGAACAACTACCAGCTGATCAAAGCAGTAGCTAGACGGGATGCTAGTTATGGGAAGATTAAAGATAAAAAGTCTGATACATCGTGGTTAAAAGATGTAGTGCGGCATAAAAAAGATAAACACAGTCAATTAAAAGGTCTGAATAGTGATCGTTATGAAGCATTGAATTTTAATAACGAAAAGACTATTGAATTTAGACTGTTTAAGGGTTCTTTGAAATATGACACGATCATGGCATGTCTGGAGTTTACTTATGCCACATGGCATTTTTGTAAGGATGCCGGTATAGATCAACTCACAACTGATCAGTTTATTCAGTTTATTTGTATGCCACAAAATAAGTCTGATACGCGATTTTTAAGGGTTTATCTTAAAAACAAGGGTTTTGACATGGCATGTGGGATGCCTACAGTATGTCCAGACCATCTAAGAAAAGTAGCTTAATTCAACTCAATAGGGAAATATAAAATATGTGTTTATTAATAACTCAAACAAACAAAACGCCAATCTTACATACAGATTGGTTAGAAGACTTCTATAGTTTTAATAGTGATGGTGTAGGCGTGATGTATGTAGACAAGGGTAATATTGTTGTCAAAAAATTGTTGCCTAAAACTGATCAAGACCTAGTAAATTTTTACAATCAAAACATCAAAGGCAAAAATTGTGCATGGCATCTTAGGATGAGAACACATGGCAACATTGATCTAGACAACTGTCATCCATATCCAGTATTAAATAAAAAAGATCATGGTCTGGATATGTGGCTTATGCACAATGGCATTTTGTCTACAGGCAACAAAGCCAATCCAAACAAGTCTGATACATGGCACTACATCAATGATTATCTAAAACCCATGTTGTGTAAGAATCCAGACTTTGCTTTCCATCCAGCATTTAAGCTGATCGTGGCAGATCATATTGGTAAGTCTAATAAATTTGTATTGATGGATGGTGCAGGTCGCATGGCAACAATCAATAAAGATAGTGGCGTGTATTGGTCTGGTATGTGGTTATCTAATACATACGCATGGTCGGCATCTACTACAGCATCAAAGAAGCCTATCACTGATAAAAAGAAGATCGCTAAACAATCACTAGAGAAGCCTGTAATCCACAGATATGCCCTAGATAATAACTATGGTCTGCGTGGCAACAACTTCAGCACAGCATGGATGGATGATGGTGATATCAGTTATTACGAAGATGAGATAGAACAACTATTAATGGACTTTGAAGACTATGGGTTCATGAGTGCGGCAGATATCAATCCAGCTGTGATCACAGACTTTATTAATGAGTTTAGTTTTACTTGTTTTACTGATATCGCTTACATGGTCTTAGATCAGTCCATCAATGAGGACTGGTTCATTAAATGTATGCGTAATCACGATCATGCTAGACAAGCGTTCCCATGGTTAGATCGTGTAGCTGGTAATTCAGAGACATACGATAGACATGGTGTGAATACTCAAAACTCTTTTAACTCTATTAAGGTGATCGCATGATGGCACTATACGAAGTCCAGCACTTTACATTGTGTGATGGATGGATAAACACATGGTCTATAGAAGATCAGCATGGCATATCTAAGCCAGAAGTCTTTACTTCATTCGAAGATGCCCTATCTAGTCTGGATGGGTTCTTAGAGGATGAATTAGTAGAATTCGAATTAGGTAATATTGCATCCCCATATATTAGGGATGATTTTAAGATCGTAAAAATTGAAAGGGTAAACCATGAAGACATTAATTGATTATTTATTAGGTGCAATATTCAGCGTATTAATGGGATTAGTTTTAGCAACAATCTGGATTTATGCGAAAGGATGGTTTTAATATGATTATTACAATAGCTGTATTGTGTATAGTGGCTTTGATGGTAGCTTTATTCGATCTGTAAACTAACACTATTCCAGCATCAATTTAAACCCCTAGAGATAGGGGATTTTTTTTATCCTATAGCTACCCATTACCCATGCAATAAAATCCGTTACAAGTGGCTTAAATGGGTTTTAAATGGCATTCCCTATTTTTAGGCATCCAGCTGGTCTAGGATTTTTTACAGCTGGACTTATGTTAGTTAAGACTTACAGACTTTTGACTTTTTTTGCAGCATTTTTTTACTGACTATTTATGCAGCATATTTTTTATAAGAATTTTTATGGTTTTGTGGGGACGCTTTTTTCGATTAGGTCTGGAGACGCTATTTTCGATTCGATTTGAAACTAACGTGGGGGACGCTTTTTTCGATCCCGTTCCACCACGCTATTTTCGACTCTATCAAAACGGCACGTCTTGAGACACAGACGGACTATCTTCAAGCGCTCGCCTTAACTCTGACTTACTCAAGATATACGCTAACTCAGGTGCAGCAAAAATGTGCTTTTTCGTATCAAAGTCTCTAGACTTGATACGCCCACAATCTACCCAACCTGCTTCTTTCAAGGCGTGTAACAAAGCAGCCTGTGGCACTTTGACATTACTAGGCGCTGATCCAGCTAAACGATCACATAACGAATGTAATGGCGAACCAATCACACCTTTGGCAAACTCACCCTTACGGGCGCGTAACATCTCGACTAAGAACGACTCGGCTATGCTCATGCCATGTTCAACCAAGTTGGCTTTAAACTCAGTCATCGCAGGCGGCGCTGACGGATTGAACTGACTAATATCACGGGCGTGCAACCACGCTGCAATCGACTTGAAACCACCATGGCGATACCAATCCCACATCTGCTTGGCTTCGGTTGGATCCATGCGAGCAGCTGCTGACCACACACAAAACCAACGCCTGTCTTGTGAATCAAGTGAGATAGGCACAGGATCATTTGAGAACGCCAGGACAAATAGTCTGTTAGCCATCATGTAAGGATGCAAACCCTTGCGATTAATCGGTAACATCTCAGGCGGTGCAGCGATGATTGGCTTGAGTTGATTGGCTAACTGTCTGCGAGTTGCAGCGTCAGGTTCTTTTAATTCGTTAATTAATAAAATCTCAGACTCTAGTTGATAACCCCATTGACTATTGATGGAGTTGTTATCCATGATGCCACGGTTCTTGGAATGAGAACCACAGACTGCCCAAATGAATGGCGCCCACATCGTATCTTTACCACTACCTTGATCGCCACCATGCAAGACAGCGTGATTAATCTTAGTCTCAGGGTGTTGCACTTTGAACGCCATGATATTCAAAACATGCTCAAGTTCTTCAGGTTCAGGAACAAGCTTTTGACAATGTTCCATCCACATACTAATATCGCCAACAACTGCATCAGACACATCAGGTCTAGCATCGCGCCACCTGTTACCGTACAAGTCACCGTCACGGGCTACGATCACGGATTCACCAGCTGCGTAAGTAATGCCAACTAATGCCTTGGCACCTGATGATTGTCTGTTCTGATCATAGCAAATAGATGCTTCGACTCTGGTATTTGGTGCATGAAGCGACATACATTTGATGTGGCGAAACAGAGCGTTAAAAGTCTGTCTAGATATCTCACGGCGATCTTGCATATCAAAATACGATTCGTCATCTTGGACGTAAGCAAACCTTTCATACCACTTGGACTTCTCGACACGGCCTAACTCTTTGCGCTCGACTTCGGCTATCTTGGCATCGGCGTCATCGGTAAACATATCGCTAGGCGTGATCTTAGCCAACGCTACAGTCATCGCCTCGGCGATCAGCTTGTCACGCAAGCCGTGGGTAACTTTAGGGCCACCGTTAGCGGCGACCCAATCTAAGAATGTTTGGCTGCCGAAATCTACACAATGCGAGTGTAAACAGCAATAACTGCGATCTAGGGGTTTGTACCGACCTTCGGGGTTGCCATCGGTGTGTTCGGCGTTGTTGGGGCAAGTGACTGATAACCACCCTTCGCCGTTGATCTTGGAAAGAACCATGCCTTGATCATTCATCCATGCTAACACATCATCGCCGCCATTGTCGGCTAACCTGATCGGTGCGTAGTGATTCGTATCAGCAGGCGCAGGTGTTACACCTAGCGCCGTGCAGATGTCGCCTAGCGTGTAATCACGCTCAGGGTGAAACTCGACGAGCTTGGCTTCGAAGTTATCACGCCCAGGCTTTAAGTTAATCGAGCCTGGCAGACGCACATTACGGACTGCGTTGGTTGCGCCAGCATCGGTGTAACCTGCCGCCGCAATGGCTTTGACCGCTGCCGTAAACTCACCCTTAGTCGGTTGCTCGGAGAAAGCGTAGCCATACTGAAAATTATCAGGGCTAGTCTCAAGAATCCATGTCGGTGCAAGAGGCGGTGTTTTCGACTTGGTGCCGATGTCATCTAGCATCATAAATAATACAAACTCGCAATTGACTGCGGACGCTGATACACGCCCATCCTCAAAGCGGTCTATGATAAACGACGCCGTATTGATATACCACGCCTCACCAGCACGCATCTTCTGACTTGGCAGATAAGCAGGCCATGTGCATTTGATAGCGCCGTCGGCGTGCAACTGTAATTCGCCATCTTTTAACTGTGGCTTTTGACGCACAATCAAGGCAGTCTCGCCATCGGGGGCTAATTGTGTGATAAACTCTAAAAAGTTGTACATTGTGTTTCCTTCCGTGAATGAGTTGCCCCTAGCCCAAAACTAGGGGTTTTTTTTACTTGCCGTAACGCGTCATAATGCTTGCCTCTACGTCTAAGGGTAATCCCTCTGCCCATGAGGGCGGGGTACACATAACGTCTTTCATTTTTTGTACTGCTATTTCTGGTTCTGCTGACTCGACCACAATTTCATCATGGACGTGAAGTACCACATCATCCAGCTTTCGCAAAGCGTGTCGCAGTAAGTCATTGGCGACTGCTTGTGTAATGTTTTCACAGGCCAAACCTTTCCAGAGTCTTGCTCTTGGCCATTCTTTTGCGTCTGCTGCTGGCTTCCAACTGGCTTTGGCATAACTAACTCCGTCTTGATCTAATCGGGCGAATGGATAGCATAACACACGGCCAGACGGTAGTGAATACCACAAGTGTTGCCCATCAAATAAATAGGTTACTCGCCCTGCTCTAAACTCATGTCCTTTGTTTCGCATCGCCCTTGTGTACGCATTTTCCAAATCTTGCCAGTACGGTACTGACCACGGATTAGCTAAGCGCCACGCATTGACCATGCGCTTGGCTTCAGGTTCAGGTAACAAAATACCGTATGCCCTGCCCATTGCAGCGAACGCTCCCACACCGCCTGCGAATCCACAGGCTAACTCTTGCACCTTGCCAATCTGTCTCTGCTCAGATGTAATCTGATCAACAGGTACATGAAACGTCGCACTAGCATTGACCTTGTAAACATCCTCACCAGTACGGAACAGGTCTAACTTCTTGATGCCTGCTGGACAGTTAGACAACCACGGGTTAACGCGCGCTTCAACGGCTGCCCAATCTGCAACGACTAATGATTTTCCCCTATCGGATACGAGGGCAGGTCTGAGCATGGACTTGAGAACATCCGTGATCCGCCTTCCAAAATGAGGGACAATTGCGTGGCCTCTAACCATTGCGGATCGTACAGCGTCGGGATCCTTAGCACACTTGCGTGTGAAGTTGTGGACTTGGGCGCCGTAACTGCTGGCTCTACCGGTGGCTGCTCCGCCTGCAAAGACAAATGCTCCACGGACTCTTTGATCTTCTTCATCTGC